AAAAGAATATATAGAAGATTTAGAAGATGAAATTTGGATTATAAACAATGGATATGAAATTTCTAACAAAGGAAGGATTCTTGGTAAAAAGGGGAAACTATTAAATTGTAATCCAAACAAAGACGGCTACCTACAATGTAGCGTTAAATTTGAAGATGGTTTCTTTGCTAGAAGTGTGCATAGGGCAGTAGCATACTTATTTATACCGAATGAAGACCCAGTTAATAAAATAGAAGTAAATCACAAAGACGGAATTAAATATCACAATTATGATACCAATTTAGAATGGGTTACTAAATCTGAGAATCAAAAGCATGAAGGTAAATACATACAGAAAAGAAATGGTGAAAAGAATTGTATGAATAAACTTAAAGAAGATTTAGTTATTGAAGTTTATAACCTTTGCAAAGAAGGTAAAATAAAATATAAAGACATAGCTATAATGTATAGTATTCCAAAGTCAACACTTTCCACAATTGCAAGAGGTGCACAATGGGCATATTTAGGACTAACTCCATTGCCACCAAGACATAAAGGTAGAAGTAGAAAAACAAATAGTAGATTCGATACATAAAAACCCAATAAACTCATACTTTTATCGTAAGTTCAACAAATTATATAAAACAAGAAAGGAAGTGATATTTCATGGAAGGTGACTAGTAATAGAATAAATAAATTAGGCGAGGTAAAACTCGTCTTTTCTTATATAAAGAATTATTTAAAACTATAATAACAAAATATATAAAATGCCTTTACAAATATTTTAGTTTGTGCTATTATGTAATAGAGGTTTAAATTACCAATAAAATAAATTAAAGGAGATGTTAATAATGTTTACAAATAACGACCAATTTTATCCGACTCCTAAAGAACTTGTATTTAAAATGCTTGATAAATTAAATGAGGAACAATATAATTTATCATCAATCCAGTACATATTAGAACCTAGTTGTGGAAAAGCAGATATAGTACAAGCTTATGAAGAATATTATGAGACACATTGCAGAAGAATGATAGCTTATGGTAAAAAAGCAAAAGATTATTTGAAATTTGATGTTATTGAATTTGACGAAAATCTAAACAATTTACTTCGAGGTCAAAAATATAATGTAGTATGGGACGATTTTCTTACTTTTGACCCACCTAGATTTTATGATTTAATAATAATGAATCCACCTTTTGATAAAGGTTCAGACCATCTTTTACGAGCAATTCAAATACAGGAAAAGGTGGGAGGCAAAATACTATGCCTACTAAATGCAGAAACTCTTAAAAATCCTTATAGCAACCAACGAAAGCAATTATTAAAACTTATAGAACAATATAATGGTTATATAGAATATATAGATAATGCATTTAGTAATTCAGAAAGAGAAACAGATGTTGAAACTGCATTTGTATATATAAATGTTCCAATGTCTGATACGGAAACCATGTTTGAAAGAGAATTCAAAAGAGAAAATCCAGATATTCATGTAGATAATTTACAATCCCTAATGCCTTCTGTGAATAAATTAGAAAAATTGGTATTTGAATACAAAATAATAAAGAATGCTTCAATAGAATTATTCAAAGAACAAATGAGACTTGGTAAATTACTTAATGGATTTGGAATAGATAACATGATAAGAATAAGTGATGACAAAGTTCATGCTGATAAACTCACAGTTAATGGTTTTATATGTCACCTAACATTAAAATACTGGAATAAATTTATAGAAGAAACAGATTTTAAAAAGAAACTTCCAAGTAAATTAAGAGATAATTTCTCATGCAATATGGAGAAACAACAAAATATAGCTTTTACGATAGAGAATGTTAGATACTTTTATGAAGAGTTAATGCAATCTATTCCTAAAAGCTACGAGGAAACTGTTGCTAAAGTTTTTGATGACCTCACATATAAATCTTATTATTCAGATACTATGTGGAATAGTAATATTTATTTATATAGTGGCTGGAAGACTAATAGTTGTTATAAGATAAATAACAAATCAATTATAGGTTACTATGGAAGTTATATGTATAGAGTTCCTGATACCTTAAATGATTTGAACATAATATTTAATAATATCAAAGGAACAAAATATAATATAGATACGAATGAAATAGTAGAAGCAATTAAAAGATGTGATAAGAATATAGAAACAGAGCATTTCATTCTAGATTGTTACAAAAAACAAACTATACATATCAAGTATAAAAATAAAGATCATCTTCAGGTATTCAACATTTTAGCAGGCAAGGGCAAAAATGCTTTACCTCCAGACTTTGGACAAAAATCATATTCAAGTATGAATGAAGAAGAAAAAAGGATTGTAGCTGAATTTGGATTAACGGTTAATGAATATGATACACTAACATTGAGCCAAGCATCATCTAATAATTATTTAAGATTAAACTAAATAAACAATAAAATATATAAAATAACTATTGACAAACAAAGCCAAATATATTAGTATATACATAAGGGCAGTAAATAGTTCCAAAAATTCCAATCATAATAAAATATACATAAATAATAAAGGGAGATGTTAAGAATGGATAGAAGTTATGAAAAAGATAATGAATATAGAAATTGGACTTTTACAGATGAATATGGTGAAATGGCTTTTGCTTACTACATATCAGAACTAAAGAAAGAAGAATTAAAAGATGTTGTTTAAATAATAAAATATATAAAATATAAAGGAGAATGAAAAATGGAAGAAATGAATAAGTTGATAGACAACCTAAACAAATGGAACTATGAATACTATACTTTGGATAATCCTTCAGTATCAGACAAACAATGGAATGATGAATATGACAAATTAGTTAAATTAGAAAAAGAAACTAAAACAATATTACCCAATAGCCCTACTCAAAAAGTTGGTGGAGAAGTATTAGAAGGCTTTGAAAAAGTAGAACGAAAAACTAAACTATGGTCATTAGACAAATCAAATTCATTTGAAGAAATAAAGGATTGGTTAATAAAAAATGATAACTTTGTAAAAGAATATAATAGCACTCATACTACTAAATTACCACAACTAAAATATGTCCTAACAAAAAAATATGATGGACTCACTGTTGAAACTGATTATGATAATATTAATTTTGTACAAGGCTCTACAAGAGGTAAAGATGGAATAATTGGAGAAAATGTTACAGAACAATCAAAATCAATTATTAATCTTCCTTTACAATTAAAAGATAATGATAAGTTAACACATTTAATGTCTCCACATGGAGAATGTATCATGCCAAATAAAGCTCTTATAGAATATAATAAAAAGTACACCGAACAATTAAAAAACTGTCGTAATAGTGTAGCTGGAGCAATTAGAAATTTAGATACTAAGGAAACAGCTAAAAGAAAATTAATGATATATTTTTATAATTTAAATAATATAGAAAAAGACTTTCAAACTTATCAACAACAATTAGATTATATGTCTTATAGGGGATTACCAGTAACAGATTATTCTATTTGTAATACATATGAAGAGATTATTCAAGCCATAGATAAAATAGAGGAACAAAGACCAAATCTTCCTTATGATATAGATGGTGCAGTTATCGCAATAAATGATTTAGCCACTAGACAAGCTATGGGATATACTGAAAAATTCCCACGTTTTTCTCTAGCTTACAAATATGAAGCTGAGGAGACAACAACTAAAATCTTAGATGTTGAATGGAATGTCAGCCGATATGGCAGATTAAACCCAAAAGCAAAAACAGAACCAGTTGAATTGATGGGAGTTACAGTTAAACAAGCAACATTAAATAATATCGATGACATTGAAAGAAAAAGAATTAAAATTAATATAGAAGCTTTTATTAGAAGAAGCAATGATGTAATTCCAGAAGTGACAGGAATAGTTGATGAAAGTTTAAATAATGAAGATATTAGAGATATAATATATCCTACTGTTTGTCCATGTTGTAATAGCCCTGTAGAGATAAGACAACCTAAAACAACTAGATTCTTATTCTGTACTAATGAAAGTTGCCCTGATAGATTAATACAAGCCTTATCTCATTATGTTGGAAAGGAAGCCATTAACATTGTAGGATTATCTAAGGAAACATTAAAACAATTCATAGATAAAGGATTTATAAAATATATTAAAGATATTTATAATCTAGAACAATATAAAGAACAATTAATTAACTTGCCTAAGTTTGGAATTAAAAAGTATGATAATTTAATTAAAGCTATTGAGAAAAGTAAAAAGTGTAAGTTAAGTAGCTTCTTATATTCACTTGGAATAGAAAATGTAGGAAAGAAAGCATCTAAAAATATATGTTTACATTTTAATAATAATTTAGATAGGATTATATTAACTAGTGAAAGTGAACTATTAAAAATTGAAGATGTTGGAGAGAAAATATCTGAGTCAATGGTAGAATATTTTAGTGACAAACAAACAATTGAAAAGGTAAAAGAGATAATTAGCTATTTAACATTCATTGAAGATAAACCAAAAGAAATTATAGTAACTCAACAAACACAATTCCAAGGTAAAAAGGTATATCCTACAGGTGGGTTCAACATGAAGAAACAAGAATTAAAGGAATTACTTGAAAGCTTAGGTGCTATTGTAGAAACGGACTACAAAGTAAAACTTGATTACTTGATTTGTGGACATGATATGACTAAGAGTAGCAAAGATAAAAAAGCCATAGAAGATAATGCAAATGGGAAAGCAAATATCACAATGTTAAATGAAGACGAGTTCTTACAAATAATTAAAGCTAATTAATTAAAATACATAAAGAAAGAAGTGATTTGATATATGCTGAAAATAGTTATAGGATTTATAGTTTGGATAATAATGATATTAGGAATACTTGCATTTACAAAGGGTGCAAGTTCCAATGAATATTATGATAAGGAGGAATTATAAAATGTTTGGGAATCCAGATAGTATTATAAAAATTGATATAGATAAAATAAGTGAAATCAAAACAATGACACCAAATGCCAAATATTGTATTATAAATAAAGAAACTTATAACGCCATAGAGAGTGATTTACCTTACAAAACTTCAAGAGAACCAGAAGGATATTTAAATAAAGAAACTATGATATGTGGATTGAATCTTGCAATTTGTGAAAATTTAAAATTTGGACAAATTGAAATAAAATAATAATGGCTCTATCACTAGGTTTGCGAGATAGAAAGTCCAAGTAAAACTGAAATTTTATGTGGAAATTAAAACTTAATATGTAAATATTATATAATAAATGGAGGTAAAAAAATGAAATGTGTAGATTGTAAAAAGTATTGTTTAGGTTGTGATACAGAAGTATTCAACTATGGCTATGAAGAAAATAAGGCAGAAGAGTGCAAACTTTTTCTTAGAAATGAAAATATGTTATTTAAATTTAAAGATATAGATGATAAAGAAATAAAAGAAATTGAAGCATATAATGAGGAAAAGGCATGGATAAAACTATTAGGGTATCATGTATGCAAATATTCAGAAGCAGTTTATGTAAGTGAGATAAGGGATAGAGATTGGAAATTAATTTAACATGTTATTCTACAATGAGTATAAAACAAAATATATAAAATAACATTGACACACGCAAACATATGTACTATAATTAAATTATGGAAGATGAGGAATACAAATGAATTTAAATAACAATTTAAAAGTAATATCTCTAGCGACAAACACATTTAAAATGAGAGATACAATATTAGAAGAATATATAAAGGATACTAAAATAACAAAAGTATTTAATTTAAATGTTAAAAGATTGAATAGATGGTGGTATAGTGTTCAATTAGAAAAGAAATAACTGACAAATAATAAAGTATGAGGGGTTGTATTAAAAATGAATAATTCATGTTTAAAAAATGAAACCGAAATAGTAAATCCAACAATATTAGAAATGATGGCTGAAATGGACAAACTTAGACAAGAAGTTATGACATTAAAATCCGAAAGAGACGAATGGAAAGAAGGCTTCACGTTACTACATAATATGATTGAGAATACAGAAGGTATAAGTTTTGAAAATGGTAAATTAATAGTATTAAATCCTTCTTTAGAAGACTTAGATTTAACAGATAAGTTTTTAAATAAAATTGAAGATTGCGGATATGATCCAGATGAAATGGAAGAAGCTTATTTAGAAAGTGAAAAAAATTATAAATTTAGTAAATAATAAAATATATATAACAAGGAGAATTTGAAATATGAAATATTACGGATTAAGAGTTTATGACTTAGAAGAAAGTATAATAGCAAGTGCACTACCAATGTTAAAAAAGAAATTTACACCACAAGAATTTGAAAATGAGGTGCTGAATTTAAGAGGTGTAATACAACTTTACGGGAAAGAAAAAATGTTAGAATTATCTAAACTCCCTAAAGAACAGTTAGAAAAATTCAGTGAAGGAATTATTAAAGCAACAAGACATCTTAAGAGAATAATAAATCTTGGCAATGCTAAACCAAGTTCTGGTCATGATTGTGCCACAAAAGGAATTATGATAGCAGTAAATATTGAAGCAGATCAAAGTTTTTGGTTACAGTGGGAAAGATATCACCATCAAGATACTGTATCTAGTATGAGTACAATGCATTGTTTAACTAAATTCGATTTATATGATGGGCTATTTAGCGAATATACAGATAAAAGACAAATAGATATATTAAATGAGAAGATAATAGAATACAATGCCAATCCAACTCAAGATAATTTTCATAGAGTAATTCATAATTGCCCCGAAGGAATTGAATTATGCAGAAGGGTAGACAGTAACTATTTACAATTTAAGACTATATATAATCAGAGAGAATTTCATAAAATGTATTCGTGGTCTAAAGACTTTTTAAGGTTATGTAATGAATTACCAATATTTAAAGAATTGTGCTTAAAGGAGAATAAGTAATATGGGAATTAAGTGGGAAGATATTCACATTGGAAATTCATTATTATCAAATTCAATTTTTATTGGAAAATCAAAACCTATAAAAGATAATGCCCATTTATCTATATGGTCAGATAAAAGCAAAGATATATCAGATGAATGTATGTATGCAGTGTGTTATAAGTTAAAACAAGAACAAGAAGAAAGAAAAGATGGTAGACCATATGCTGGATATGAATATGCTGACGGTTCACAATTAATATGGATTAAACCTAATACTGAAATTGAAATTAAAAGCAAATAACTAATAATTCAGCATTTCATTAAAAGGATAAATTTAACAACTATTAATAAAGTAAAAAACGAAAAAATAAGGGACTATTAATAAAAGTAAAACACATTATAGTGCAATAAATTTATTAATAGTCCCTTATTAAAGTATTGACATTTATTTTTAAAAGTGTATAATTAAGTTAAAGAGATAAACAGTATTCTTTTACCATATGACTATTTATTTCTTGATAGTACTTAGAGTAGCTAGAAATGGTTACTCTTTTTATTTGTCCATTTTAGTTTTAATAATAAGTAAGTCCTGCTTTACCTCAACTAAATCACTTTTTATTGAATTTGTCTCCTGTTGAACACTTTTAAATTCGCATACTGCTGTGTTAAAGCTGTTAACTGCTGACTCAAAGAGTTTCTTATCCTCCTTATTTTCTTGTCTTAAAATAGATATCTGTTCTTTTGTATCTTCCCTAGTAAGTTTATTTTGTTTGTTGATATATTTTACTATTAGGACTATTAATATCAATACAAGAGCAATTGGGAATCCTAAATTTTGAACTAATTCTGACATTGACGAAATACTCATGTTAAAAACTCCTTTCATGATTTATTTTATTTTATTAATCACTGTCCTTTCATAAATATTAGGTTTATATACTTTTATTTATTTAAATATTAAATTATAAATTGCAATTCCTGAACTTATCATAAGGAGAATAGTATATATTAGTATAATTGTCCTATACTTTTTCTTAAAAGATTCGATGACTATGGATTGTACTTCATTTTTTCTTGTAATTGCATTTATTTTGTCATCTCTTATTTTAATTTGCTTTTTTAATGTTTCTATTAATTTATTTGTTGAATCATTCATTGGGTTCATATGATAGCACATCCTTTCTTTTTTATGAATAGTTAAGTTAGAATGTATAATTTTTATATTTTTAGGTATAATATTAATATAGAATTAATATTGATTGATTAAATGTTTGGTATTAGTTAATAATGATTCTAAAAATATTTTACCTTTTCATAGTTGTTTAATTAAGTTAATCTCATAGTCCTTTTGGATAATCTCCATTATATTTTATATCAAAAAATAACAGACTATGAGATTGGTTTATGTGTGGTATGTTTTGTAAATCTCGTAATTAATGAGGATGTTAGAATTGAGTAGTATACTTATCTTTCTCTGCTCTAATTTTTTTCTTATCTTGACGTAAATAATGGTTTTTTGTTACATCTAGCCCTGAATGGTTCAAAAGTTCAGAAATTTTTTCAATTGGACATCCATTTAATGAAAGTAGCTGAGATCCCGAATGTCTCCAATCATGTGGATGGAGCGTTAAAACATTTATCATTTCACCACATTTCCTAGTCCAATCGCCTAATGTTCCAGTCGTTACTTTATCATATGCTCCATTATATTTTGTTATAAATACATAAGGTGACTCTATATTATTTTCTTCTCTATATTTCTTTAATTGTAATAATAAATATTTTACATTGTCTGAAAAATATAAATTTACGATTTTTCCTTCTTTTTCTAGAACATCTTCAACAACTCTTTCTTCAAAATCAATTTGTTCCCATTGTATAGAACTTACAGCATTAACTCTAGCCATTGTAGATAAACTAAACATAGCATATGTACGCAATTGTAAATCATCGCATTCTTCTAATTTCTTTATTAACTCATTAACTTGATCTGGAGTTAAAAAAGTTTGAGTCACAACTGGCAATCCCTTTTTAGGTCTAGGAATAAACTCACATGGATTTTCTGTTATTTCTTTCTTTCTTCTTAAAAATTTATAAAAAGCACTAATAGAGGACATTCTGCGTTTCATTCTTTCTGTATTATTACCTTCTTTTTTGCAAAAATAAAAGAATTCCTCAATATCGTCTTCAGTTAATTCTTTAATACTCGGATTAAATTGTTTTTTGACTATGTATTTAAGCCATGCTATAATATCTGTTTCATAATTATATATGGTTTTTGGTGATAGTTCTCTTATTTCCATATCTCTTTTATACTTTTGAAGTAATTTAAGATTATCCTTATTTATTTCATTTTCGATATCTTTTCCACCCATATCTATTTGTTTGCTTCTTTGTAATTCATTAGCCATATTAAATCGCATCCTTTCTAAGTTGTTTTAATTTATTTTATCTTTTTAGTTTCATCTATTGCTACAATCCTACAATAACCATTTCCTAAATCTTCAATAATACAATTGTCTCTTAAATCAACTGCACCAGCTTGTACCAATCTTTCATGGTAGGACATATTACTAAATGGATTAGCTAAGTATTCTCTAGTAATTCTTTTATTTGATGTACAAATTTTCATAATTTATTTCACCTTCTTTTTCTTAGCTTTTTTCTTTTCAGACATTGTGTTTTCACGTTTTTCTCTTTTAATTCGTTCCTTTTCCATTTGTTCTAGAGTAGCTTGTACATCATATTTACAGTTTTCGAAAGACATTATTAATTTAGAGATATCCTTCTCATAACTTGCACTCGCTGATATTGATTTTATAATAGAATAATTATCATCTTGGATCATTCCAACATCACTGAATTTATCCATGATTTCTTTCATTCCTCCAAGCATATTATCTAAATCGTGACGGACTTTTGTAGGGAATACAAATTGAAGCTTTAAATCTGTTTCACATATACCCAATTTTTCAAGTCCCAGTTCTTTAAGAACGTATTCAACATACATACCCCTATATTTTTTGTGGTTATTTTGAACAATACGATTTGTGATAACGAGTATCTTATTCATACTTCTAGGTAAAGGATTTTCCACAATGAGACTTTTTCCTTTTCTATGGGATTTATAATATTCATTCAAGAATCTATCTAAGTTATCCTGATTGAATTCAACGACTACAGTTTTTTCTTCCATAATATTTATCAATTCCTTTCTAATTTTATTTTTAGGCATAATAAAAAGGCTTGTATAAATTACAAACCTTCAAAATAATAATTTTAATTTTTTATTTCACGAAATAATATTTTAAACTTTTCAATTCCATCTAATCACACTCATATCAATGCTTTTAATCTACTCAACATAATAAAATTGGCAACGTAATAAATCTGCATTTCCCGAAATAAATTGACCAAGCTATTCATTTCATGTTAAAATATACTAAAAGGAGTGTTAATTTATGAAAATACCTTATACTGAATATTTTAATATTAATGGTCAAAAAGTGAAAAATTCATATTCATATCTTAAAGATACTAGATTAGTTTTACATACAAGTGTTAGAGAGGATATTCATAAAGATTTGCACAAATTAGCAAAATCTAAAAAACGTCCTATTAGTAAAATACTAGATTGCATATGGCTGACCTTTGAGGCACATCCAGAAATCAAAAGAGATTTTCTAAAAAGATTACGTGAATATTAGTATTGAGTAGGGATTAACCTTACTCTTTTTTAATTTCATCTATTCTCGTTCCTTCGTTTCGCCCTAGTCGTTCCAATCGCCCGTATAAAACCGACGAACGGTTGCTACTAGAACAAATCAAAATCTACTAGGACATAAACTCTTTATAAAATATTTCTTTTACAATAACTTTTTACACTTCAATTCTGACAGATATCTAAAATCGAACTCAGAAATATCAATGAAGTATATAATTTAAAGCTTAGATTAATTTAAATTAAATATTTCAGCTTGTAGACTTATGAAAACTAATATGTTATAATAATAAATTGAATACTAAATTGCACAAATAAAGTAGGAGATAGTAACCCACAATATTATTCTCCTACTTTATTTTATTGTTTTATTAAACTTCTACAATTACGTCTAAATATCCGTCAGTAGTTAAAATAGTATCGCAATCTGCTTTATATTTCGCATATAATTTAGTTGTTAAAAAATATCCTCTATATTTAGCTTGTCCATCTTCTAATGATATATCTGCTTGTTTCATAATTTGTAAAGCTATAAATGCGCTCATTTGTTCCATCTCCTTTCCTCCTTCTTATACTGTTGTTGTAATATTTGGTAATATATCAAACATAATGGAATCTAAAGTTTGTCCATACATGTCTGTTAACTGATTTAATTTTGATATAGTTTCATTAGATTTTTTAATTTGTTCTTGATACCATATTTCTTTTCCTTTAATAAAATAATCTCTTGCATCTGTCAAATTAGAAATATCAATAGTATCTCCGATATTCAGAGTGATAGTATCTGACTCTAAAATTATATATTCTTGTGAATCTCCAAATATAATAATTGAATCACCTTGTATTTTCTTATTACTATCATCTATAGAAGTTATATTATCTATTTTTTGGATTATTTTAAAACTGTCTTTAAAATAAATATAAGCTATCATATTTAATCACCCACTTTCTTCTTTCTTTATTTGATTTATACACTAGTCACCATATTTACTTTAATTATCTTAGTAACTGCGGATTTATTTTTTACTGCCAATCGACTATTTGACACTCTCTTGATTCCATAAGTACTGTAACTATCTGAATAACTACCATAACTAGCAAATTCATTATGTGATGAATTAACATAAACCATTGTAATTGCACCTATAGTTGGTGTTTCATTACTTGACAGGGTATTGAGTTGAAAAGCAAAATCTAATGCCACGGGTACAATCCCTAGACTACTTAAATCACTAGTTAAAGTTATCAAACTTATATTCGTAAAATATGTTTGTAAGTCAGTATTTATATTTGAACTTGTCCAAGATATAGATAAATCTCCAGTATATTTATACCATACCCCAGAACTTCTATATAGCCAATTAACTCCATTATCAAATGATACTAAACACTTACAAGTAGAATTAGAACTTGGTAGAGTTACTGGTATTGTTAAAGATGTAATTGTATCTATTGTTGTTAAACTATAGTCACTACTCCCAGTTGTTTTAGCATATAATGGAGTAGTGTTTAAATATTGATAATATTCCATATTCTTAGGAGTAAAATTAGAAGTCCATCTTGCAATATTGCTTATACGAAATTCATCTAATTGACCATTAAAATATAAACTTTCTGATGGTTTCCTTCCCATAAATAATCCACCAGCACTATAATCAAAATTATAATTTCCAGTGCAATTACTTACACTAGTATTTAAAACTCCATTTATATATATACTAAGGGTATGATTAGACATAACAAAAGCAACATGCATCCATGTATTATTAAAGATCAAACTTGATGTAGCTATTCCTGTAGCAGAAAAACAAGCCAAACTAACTTTACTTGAAGCATCTGTAGTATCAACCATTAAACTCATAACACCAGCAACCCAACCAGTCATACTTGTATTTAAAATAGTTGGATAATTAGTAATCCTAGTTCCTCCATATTTTAACCAAAAATCTATAGTAAAATCACTTGTTCCAAAATTAAATTTACTATTACTATTGATATACATATATTGAGAACTTCCACTAAAATTTGCACAATTAGTTCCGAATTTTTGAGCAGTATTATTATAAGTTACTCCATTATTAGTTACTGTATTTGGTATCAACGATGAATCAGTTACACTTCCATTAAAATGAAGTAGTAATAAAGTATTTACATCTATTCCACCATTTATTAGTGATAATTTGTTATTAATGGTATTAATATTAACACTATCTTGTAAAGTGTATTTACTAGAATCTGAAAAATCCACATGAGTATCTGTTACGCTTGAACCAGAAATCTGTTCTTCTATACTGACAACTATATTTGTACTTGTTGGATGATCAAAAGTTTGTTCTGAACCTGATGCTATAGTAATATTTTCACCTGCTGTTGTAATAGTAGAACTACCAACAATGCCAGCCACCGTAACTGTCGCATATTCATTTTTACCAGTCGTAGAATTAAATGTAACTACCTTCCCGTTACTTCTGTTTGAAACATCAGCATTTATTACAGATTGTCCATTATATTTCATTTCTCCAGTAATAGAATCTTCACCTATTTTATCTAAATAAGTTTTATTTGCATGGATATGTCCTATAATAGTCCAATAACTACTATTATCTGAAAAACTTGTTCCACTAGTATGAGTAGTTATACACCTATATAAATTATTATTTTCTAGTACAAATGATGTTAATATCGTATAATTTGTTGAACTTGCCCAATCTGTAAATGAAGTGCCACTACTTGAACCACTTATTGTATGCCAAGAAGTGTCGTATATATTCATTGTATAAGTACCATTTGAGTTTAAAATGTATATTTTAAGAGAACTTGGAGAACTTGGCAAACTTGATACTACCTCAAAACTTGTACCACTACTTATTAATGATTTTATTTTATCTATTGAATATGTATTTGTAGTAGAACTTGTTGCACTATCATTTATTATTGAACTTGTTGTTGATGCTTGTTTTAACCATCCTTTTGTAGAATCATATGAATATGAATTCCCATTTAGAGTAGTTGTTTGTCCCATTATTGGGCTTGAAGGAAATAAACTCATGTTATATCATTCTCCTTTGTATTTTATTTTTTATAATTGATACCAAATTGAACCATCGTAACACATTAAAGAACCTAAATCAGAATCAAATACTATTGAACAACTACTCAATCCTGTTAATGCATTTCTTTGTGCCGTTGTTATTGGTATTAAATTTAAAGTTCCATTAAGAATTACTTTTGAATTTGTAGTATCTACTGTCACGATTGGAGTACTTTTATCAGCTTTGGTTATTTTTATTGCAGATATTCCATCAGTTGTTGGATAAAGAATAGCTTTATTATTAAAAGTGTTCCAATCTATAGATGTTAAATATCCATCTTGACTAGTGTTAGCAACGCCTATTTTATTCTTTATTGTAGCTTGCGTTTCATCACCTGTATTAGTTCCAGTTATCGAAGCTAAACGTGTAATTTCCGTATCTAATATAAGCGATTTTCCTATAACTTTGTCAACTTTATTAGCATCTTGACTATCAACATAATCTTTCGTAGAAATAATTTTTAAAGTTGAGTCTGTTCCGACCTTAAAATTATCATCAGTTTCATCAAATATCATTAAATATGCATCAGAATCACCCCTATTAATTTTTAATCCTGCCCTGCCAGTAGTAACTCCTGTTCCTACTTCATTTTTATTTAATTCAATTATATTATCTTCAATTTTTACTGTAGTTGCTTCAACGGTAAAAGCACTTCCATTCATAACTATATTGCCATTAACAGTAAGATTATCTACTGTTGCTCCACCAGAAATATTTGTAGATCCATGAATGTTTACATTTGCTCCTGTAAGATTTACCTCATTTGTAGCACTTAAATTTGCATTAGCACCACTTCCAGTAGCTTGTACATTAACATTTGCATTCATCCCACTTGTAGATAATTCAACATTACTTTGTGATATTACCTTAGTAGTACCAACTCCAGAACTTTTCATGGTTATACTTTGGTCTGTATCTGCTTTAATCATTATAGTATCTTCACTCGTTCCCATAACAGGAGTATCACCAATATATAAAGTATTTGTAGATAGTTTCGCTTCATTTACATAAATAGTACTAAATCTATTGTCTGGAGAACCAATATTTTGTGTCCCATTTGATGATGGTATTATATTACCTACTACTGTCATATCTTTAGCTGAGAAATTTTCAGATGTACTACCATTTTTTGATGCTTTATTATTAAGTAAATTATTGACTTCTGTAGAAGTTGGATAACCACTTAAATCTGCACCACCTGTTTGAATATTATTTATTGTCTGAGTTACTTTTTCAATTTCCTCATCAGTATGTCCAGTTGCCATTATATAAGATTCAAAATCCATTATAAATCCCTCCTTTCTAAGTTGTTACATATCCTTTTTTTCCAACACATCTCCATATACCATCTTTGTATCCTGTAGAACTATTTAATATTCCTTGTTCAGCGACAAATTTGTACATATATAAAAAATTAGGTGAATAGACTATAGATGTACTATTTGTGCTTATATAAGCTAATCCATCAATTGTTTTATAACGTGATCCATTATTACAAAGTAATGAATTTATATCATTTATGTCTGATAAATCACTATCAATGGTCATTGTAATTTGATATACTGTGGCATTTGGACTATAATTTGTTGCTTCAAAAGTTCCTTTTAAAATATTAGCCATAATAATTTCCTCCTTTTGTGTATGATTTGTTTTGTTGTATAATCTTTGCAAAAATTATCTTTTAAAAGCTACGATTAATAGCCTTTATGAAAATAATTCCAAACAAAACAAATGATTTATTCTGATATTGACTTTCAATTGATAAGTAGAGACTAGAATTTTATTTTCTAATCTCTCTAATTTTATATATATTATATTGACATTCCCCAACCACTCATTTCAATTGTATTTTCCCATTTAATATTTGCAATAACATATCTTTCAACTTCATGAATATCAATATTATCAATACTTCTTATATTTTTAGTCGGGTAGGCAGTTTTAATATTTTTATCTAATTGTATTCCATCAAGTTTATTTAAATATTTTTGTACTATTTCATTATTATATAACATATCTCTAACCTCCTTATTAGTTATTTTATATATTTTATTTTAATTATATCTTGATAAATCAACCATCGAAATTCTACCTTCTAAGAAACTTTCCTCCGTAAGAAACCATTCATTAGTTATTTTTCGACTGGACATAATTTGATGGATCATTTTCTCCAAACGCAAATAGGATTTACACTCAATAACTTTATATAAAAAAAGTTCATCTAAATTACCATTGAACTTAAATGAACTCTTTATTTGATTTATTCTTTTTATGTAATCCTTACTTGCCCCTATTTTTATATAAATTTTATCATCAGTAGATTTATTTTCATTTTTAATTATATAAACATATCCCATTTTAACTCACTCCATAATATAATATATTTTATTAAATTTATATCCTCTGACCGTAAGGGAAGAAAAGCGTAGCGTTAGCTACAAGACTCATATACTCCCAAACTTTAGTGAATACACCTAACGCCCTATCGGTTGTTCTTTTGTTTCGTCTTTCAGACTCACAAATAGAATTAACTTATTGATTATTTGTTATTTTATATATTTTGTTAAAGTTGAACGTTTAGAATTTATTATAATAGTCATGGTATGAATCTTCTATATATAATATAACAGACTTTAAACGTTCAACTTTTTAATTTCTTTAGCTTTCTTAACATTAGCCTTAATATTTTTAGAATTCACATTAATCACACTATTATTTAGTTGATTATAACCTGTTATATATTCATCTTGAGTTCTAATATATTTTTTATCAGATTTTAATAGTGTACCAAAATCAGGAGTAGCTTTATCTTTTCTTTTTTCAGCATTATCCATTATTCTATTCATAGCACCACTATTAATTATATCTGATTGTTCTTTTTTGAGTTCTTTACTCCAATCATCATACCCATGTTTTTCTAATTCATTTGCCAAAATATCAAAGTCATAAATTATATCATAAGCTTGAAAATAAAAGTTTAAGTCCTTCATTTCTCTTCTTATTTCTTTATAACATTGGTCATAGTATTGCTTTAATTTATTTTTTAAGAATACATCTGTTAATTTTTCAAATCCCATATTAGTTAAAACTTTCTTTTCTGAAACGTTAATAAGATGTCTTTCTTCGTCTGTAGCTTGAACATAAATAACATCAGATTGAACAACTGGCTTAATTATTTCTATTTCTTCATCAAATTCATCTACTTGAGTAATATGTTGATATGTAACATCTGTTAGTACATTTTTACAAATCAATAATGTGCTATTTAACTGTATTACTTTTTTGTTAGATAAATTCTTGAGAGCCTTTTCTAAATTACCTAATATCATAGAATCAACACAAGTATAATAATCATTAACTACTTCCCTTTTAACTTCTAAATATGTAGCAAGTTTATCTTGTCTTCTTTTGCAATATGAATAGTTTGTATTAGTCAAACCTACATTTCTGAGTAATACTCCACGTCCAACAACATATTTGTTATCTTGTCCTTCAGTAAGTAATTCTCCAATAATATTCAATTCAATACTCTCAACATACTTAGGTGTATTATTATCCTGTTTCCCTCTCATATCCATACACACATCCTTATTATCATACATTTCCTTTACAACAAATTTCCTTTACAACAAATTTGTTTCCTTGTTTTTCAAAATCACATAGTTCACTTAATATTCTTAACTGTTTTTTCTTTGTATTTCCAGCACTTATTTCCCAATCTAAAGTTAAACATAACTCTTTGTAATTTTTATATCCTTTTAATTCTAAATTTTCTATATTCATTATTTATCACCACAAATCAATAAGAAACTCGCATCAGGATACAATGCTTTAAATCCTTGTTTAATCAAATCATACCTTCTATCTTTGTCAAAGTTCATTTTAAGATACATTGTGTTCAAATCTTGTAATTTATCTAAATATGTATTATATTTTATTTCTAACCAATCTCTAGTATTGTTATCTTGTGCGTCAATATATTCTCTAATTTTTTTAGCTTTAGCACCTAAGCAAACCATATTTAAAGCATCAGCTTCATTACTATAATCATAAAACATAGGTTCTTTATTAAAATTTCTAAGAAAATACTTTTTAAGTTCTTCACACATGATTTTATAATTTTCTTTTTCGGGTTTTCTTATTAATTCCCATTTGACTGCCATCTTTAATATTCTTTCAACTTCTATAAAATATATTCTTGTAATCTTGCTTAGTTCTTTTGTCTCTTTGTTTGTTTTTGGCATTGCTCCTATAACCATAGCTAGTTGTTTTGCACATTCTAAAGTAAGATTATATTCTGTTGAAATACCTTGTCTACTTCTTTGTTGTGATGACATATTTTCTATTTCTTCTTGTGATAAATCCACGTCACCTTTAAAGAAAGCGTCAAAATCTTCTCCTACTTTCATATCTAAAGATTCTAAATTACCTTTTATCCAAGTAGAAAAATCCCTACCTATTAATAATTGGTTATGTAAGTCTCTTGCATTTACACAAAATCCTTCACCTTCTTCTGATAATATTGGTAATAAGTTATTATAAGTTGTTATTAATTCTATTACCTCATTATCCTTTATTCCTAATTTCTTTGTTAAATTGTTTTTAGTTAGTTTCATATCTAACATCCACCTTTCTTAATATAATTTATTTTTAGTAATCCACCTATAGATGAACTCCATTAAAATAAATTCAGTGTCACTCCTTTAAATGAAGGAGCGTGGTTAAAGTTGAACATAATTAAAAAGACCTAGAGAATAATCCCTAAGCCTTTCAATTTCAAGATAAATTCTTAATTCTACGTACTTTAATTTATCCTTACCAATATTTCTAACTTTCCTAAAGAGATAACAATGTCATCGATAATCAAATCTTCTGAGTTATCTATTAATTTATATGCACTTTTACATTCCATACAAATATAGGTATCTTTATATTTAATTAATTTATGGTTACATTCTTTATCTTTACAATAATAAATTTTTTCATTTGACATTTTATCACTCCTTAATTTATCTTTTTTTAATTTTGAACATAATAAAAGAGTAACCAAACTAATGACTACTCTTAATAATTTTAATTTATTGGTTACTCACCTGTTGAATAACTACCTGTTAAGTATAAATTCGCCTCATATTTTCTACGTTTAACCAAACCCGCTAAAGTGCTTCCGTCACTACTTTTTACCCATCTTCCAAAGTTCTCAATTATAGTTTCTGCATTGGTAACTCCTTTACAGATATTAGACCATAAAGTGCTTGATGCTAACGCACCTAAACCTACGTTAAATGAAAAGCTGATTAAACTTTCACGTTGTGTTGTATTTAAAGAAATTCCAGCACTACTAACTAATTTATCTACTCCATCAGCAAAAGTTTTCATATCTTCATTAAATGCTTCTATGGCTTGTGATTCAGCTATAGTTCCTAAACTAGTCCATTTAGTATTAGTACATCCTATTCCTATGGTTAACACATTCGATGGGCAAAGATAGGAAGTTAAATAGCATCCTTCAAAAAATTTTACAAAGTTAAACAAATCCGTTGATACTACACTAGTTGTTGAACTTGCAGTTAAAGTTGATGGCGTAGTAACTGTATTATCAATCATTACACCAGAACTATCAAAATCATATGATTTATTATCAATAGTATATGTCCCCTTTTCATACATTGCACCATCTGTTCCTAAGTAATACCATTTTTTATCTAATTCAATCCAACCTGTTTGCATTACTCCATTTTCATCACAATAATGCCATTTATTAGAACTATCTTGAACCCAGCCTATAGCCATTTTTCCATCAGATTTTAAATAATACCATTGATTGTTATATTGTACCCATTTATAACTTACCATTGCACAATTCTCATCAAGATAATAATAATTACTATTATCTAAAATCCATTTACTACATCTCGCATATCCATCAGAATCAAATGAATACCATTCTCCTTCAATTTGTTTCCATTCACCCTTATAGTAATATCCATTGTCTATATCAGTACAATAAAACCATCCAGTAGCATTTTGATTCCATCCTAATTTGTTTGAAGAACCATTGGTTACTTTTTCTTTAAATTCATACCAAGCAGACCAACTATTATCACTAAAACAGTTCGGACAAATCTTGTGGCTACAATCATAGTGTCTCACTACATTGTCAATACCTATTCCATATTTACTCATTAAATATCTTGTTAAATTAACAGTATTAGATATTGTAGTTTCTGTAGGCGTACTATCTGAACCTATACACATTTCTATAGAGACAGAATTAGCATTAGTAATACCATATACACCTTTCCCGTCACCTACTGCCCAACTGTAATTTGAGTCCGTATCAATAATTTGAATTATATTATCTGAATCTACAAAGAAGTCTGCTGAAGCACCACGATTTCCACCTGCAAAATAATCATGATTGTTTTGTGCAGTAGAGCTTGGAGAACCAGTATCATGAATAACTATATAAATTGGTTGTGAACTTCTTGAGGTTTTATTATAACTTATAATTTGTTGTTGAATTTCTAACATATTATATCATCTCCTATTTTTATACTGTTACTGAATTATTAGTTGAAGTTGATTGAAGTGCTTCTAATTTTGCCTTTGTTTCTGCTAATTCTTTTTGTAACGCATCAACATCTACTGTAGTAGTTTCAGTAGTAGATTTTTGCTCTACAACTTCATCAATTGATGGAACTGAACTTGAATTAATAACTTCTGCTTGGGTAGTAACACCACTAGCATTAGAATCAACATTCTCTGCCACCTTAACTTCCTCACTAGCTTGTACATTGTCCTCAACTATTGTTTCAGTAGTAATAATATTTTCTGTACTTACAATATTATTATCAGCAACTTTTTGTTCTGCTACATCTTTTAATTTATCCAATAATTCAGTAGTCTTGCTTGCAACATCAGTTGTACCTATAACATTAGTAACAACGTTTGCTACGTCTGAAACTTTAACAGTACCAATAACGGAAGTCTCATCATTCTTGTACTTATCATACAAATATTGTGCTTTTGTAGCTAAGTAATCTTCAACATCTCCATATTCACTTTTTAATGTCTCTTTATAGGAATTACTTAATTGATTTTTAACTTTATTAATAACAGTTGATGGTAATGTAGATAAACTATCTTTTGTAAGTTCACCATTTGCAATTTTGTTTACAATTTCTTCTTTAGTTGTTTTTTCGATTGCACTCATAGTTATCTCTAATAAATCTTTTACTTTTTGTTCTGCTGATTCTACTAATGTACGAGTTTTCTCATCTTTAATTAAACTATTTTTTACAGTTATAAATTCTTTGATTAAAGGAAATATCTTAGTTTTTATAACTCCATAAATTGAAATTCCAAGACCAGTAATATAACCATAGTTGTCTGAAATAAAATTGATAATTTGTTGTGTTGTTGTATTATCCATTAATATCGTCTCCTTTTTGCCTTTTAAGTGGCATAACTTTAAATTTATTTAATTTTTTACATAATAAAAAGGCTTGAAATTTTCATTCAAACCCTTAAAATTAGCTTTTCTTATTGATTTTTGAGTTAATAGATAAATTATGAATTAAGTTCTAGCATAAGTCAAGTTAACATAATATTTATTACGAAAACTAATTCTTCAAGCCTAGTGATAGCCTCATTCTAAAAATGAAATAAGTCATAAAATGGTTATTTTATTGTATAGCTTTTGATATATTTTATTATTCATATGTATTATAT